GTTTAGGTGTGGTTACCTCTACAGACCTTTGCGAAATAGAATGATATGATTATAGACGAAAATAAAATACAAGAATACTCTGGAACAACCTTTAATGTTGTTAAAAATAATGGTGTTTCTAAAATGATATTTACTAATGGTGATTGGATAAAAAACAAAGAGTATTATGGAAGGATTTTACTGGGAGATTGTGAAGGATGTGGAGGTATTAGTAAATTATATGAAGACTTTGTTTTTGATAAAATACTTATAATTGGTTTAGGTATGGGATTACTGCCTAATTATGCAAAACATGTTAAAAACTGTAGTGTAATAGATGTTATTGAACACAACCCTGAATTAATAGAATATGTTGATTATTTAGATAGTTCTATAAATATAATAGAAGCAGATGCATATAGTTATGTACCTACAACTAAATATGACTTAATATTGTTAGATATGTGGTGGAAGGAAAGTGATCTAACAGAAGATGTATTAAACGATTTATCTAACGCTTATATTAGTTATCTTAATGAAGGAGGTAAGATAATATTTCCGTTAATATCAAAACAGGTTGAGAAATAAATGTATAAGCTTTTTATCAATATTAAATAAAGCTAAATTACGAGTAATAATATAAACATAGAAAACAATTTTAAAATAAAAATTAAATTAAATTATGGCAAAAAAAACAATTGATTTAACTCCTAAAGCGGATAAAATCACAGATGAACAGTTACAAGAGTTACAATCGTTAATAAATGAGGTAAATTCTAGACACCTATCAATAGGTCAACTTGAGGTACAAAAAGCTGGTATGATACAAGGTATAAGCCAACTTCAGGCTAAGCTTAGAGAAGTACAGGAATCTTTAGAGGAAGAGTATGGGAAAGTTTCCGTTAATATACAAGACGGTTCAATTTCAGAATTACCACAAGATGAGACTAATAAGAAAGATTAGTATTGGTAAAGATTATAAAAATGAAGCTATGCATTACTCCGTAGGCCAAGAGGTTTACGGAGGGCATACTATTCGTCATATAATAGAAGAGAAACAAAAATACTCTGTGTATATAGAAAAAAATAATGAAATTATTCCATGGAAAGACTTTAATAAAAACATGGCTATAGCAGTAGAATATAATTTAGAATATTAAAATGCAAAATAGTGTTTTAAATTTTATAGTAAAACCAGAGAACAAAAGAACTAACTCGGTTAAAAAAATTGAAGACAAAGAGCTTATACTCAACAGTGATCTACAAGATCATAGATATGTTAGTAGGGTTGGTATTGTTACTTCAGAACCTTTAAAAAACGAAACAAATATAAAAGTTGGTGACAAAGTAGTTGTTCATCATAATGTGTTTAGACGTTTTTACGATGTTAGAGGTAAAGAAAAAAATAGTAAGAGCTATTTTGATGAAGATAAGTTTATTGTCGCAGAGGATCAAATCTTTGCATACAGTGATGGTGATGGCTGGAAAGCTATGAATGGTTACTGTTTCGTGAAACCAATACATAACGAAAACGAGTTTGATATAAATAAAGAAAAACCTCTTATAGGTGTATTAAAATTTTTATCAGATGATTTAAAATGTAGTGGGTTAAATAAAGAGGATTTGATAGGGTTTTCTCCTAGATCTGAATATGAGTTTGTTTTAGGTGGAGAAAGACTATATAGAGTAGATTCAAATTCAATCACAATTAAATATGAACGTAAAGGAGACGAAAAAGAGTATAATCCAAGCTGGACATAGAGCTGTTGAAGAATTAATAAAGGTTGCAAAAGAAGCTATTGTTGATTCTGGCGATGATATAACAGCGGATAGACTTAAAAACGCTGCTGCTACAAAAAAACTGGCTATATTTGATGCTTTTGAAATACTAAGTAGGATTGAGGAAGAAGAAAACATGTTGAATGACAAGCCTAAAAAAGAAGAACAAACTTCTTTTGGAGGTTTTGCTGAAAGAAGATCTAAGTAATGTATAAGCAAAAACTTTACGAAGTAATACAGCCTATAAAGATAAACACTATAAAAAGGCTTAATAAAGCTAAAAAGTGGAAGTACGGATACAATAAGGAACATGATATTATTGTTATATCAAAGACTGGGCAGATAGGAGAAGTATATAGTATACAAAATCTCCGAGTGGCTCTACCTAAAATAACAAACCCACACAGCTTTAAAAGCGATAAATGGGAAGTTACAGAGTATCCAAAAGAGCTAAAAAGAATAAAAACAATCTTTGATTGGAAGGACTATCCCTCTGATTTTAAAAGTAACTACATAGATTATATAGAGGATGAGTTTAAGAAAAGAGAAAACGGTTTTAGTTTCATTAACAAGGGTAAGCCTACTTATATTACTGGTACTCACTATATGTACTTGCAGTGGTCCAAGATTGATGTTGGGCACCCAGACTTTAGAGAAGCAAACAGATTATTCTATATATTCTGGGAAGCTTGCAAAGCAGATGTTAGATGTTACGGAATGTGCTACCTTAAGAACAGACGTTCCGGGTTCTCCTTCATGGCTTCCGGGGAGGTCGTTAACTTGGCGACCATTAATTCAGACTCTAGATATGGAATATTATCTAAAAGTGGACCAGATGCGAAGAAAATGTTTACTGATAAGGTGGTACCAATATCCGTTAACTACCCATTCTTCTTTAAACCAATACAGGACGGAATGGACCGTCCGAAGACCGAGCTTGCCTTCCGTGTCCCAGCCTCGAAACTCACCAGAAAAAGTATTACGAGCTCCGATAAACCGGAAGAATTACAAGGACTTGATACAACGATCGACTGGAAGAACACGGGTGATAACTCTTATGATGGGGAGAAACTTAAACTCCTTGTACATGATGAATCGGGGAAATGGGAAAGGCCGAACAATATCCTCAACAACTGGAGGGTCACAAAAACGACACTTAGATTAGGTTCTAGGATTATAGGTAAGTGTATGATGGGATCAACATCAAACGCTTTAGATAAAGGAGGTGAAAACTTTAAAAAACTATATTACTCTTCAGATGTTACAAAAAGAAACCGCAACGGACAGACTGCTTCGGGATTATATTCTTTGTTCATACCTATGGAATGGAACTACGAGGGATTCATTGATTCTTATGGATTACCTGTATTCGACACGCCGGAAACAGAAGTTGAGGGACCTATTGGAGACTTAATAGATGTAGGTGTTGTAGAGCACTGGGAAAATGAAGCTGATGGTTTAAAAAATGACCAAGACGCTTTAAATGAATACTACAGACAGTTTCCAAGAACAGAGGAGCATGCTTTTAGAGATGAAACAAAAAATAGTATATTTAACTTAGTTAAAATATATGAACAAATAGATTATAATGAAGGTCTAGGTTATGGTAACTTAGTTACTCAAGGGAATTTCCAGTGGGCTAATGGTATAAAGGATTCAGACGTACACTTTATGCCAAACTCTAGCGGAAGATTTTTAGTTTCCTGGGTACCGGATCAAAGTCTACAAAATAGAAATATAGTAAAAAATGGTATTAAATACCCTGCTAACGAGCATATTGGAGCTTTTGGGTGTGATAGTTATGATATATCAGGTACTACAGATGGTAGAGGTTCTAAAGGAGCTTTACACGGTTTAACCAAGTTTAGCATGGAAGATTCTCCAGCTAGTACTTTTTTTCTAGAATATGTTGCTAGACCACAAACCGCGGAGATGTTTTTTGAAGACGTCTTAATGGCATTAGTATTTTATGGGATGCCTATACTAGCTGAAAATAATAAACCAAGATTATTATATTATTTAAAAAGAAGAGGTTATAGAGGTTACTCTATGAATAGACCTGATAAAGTTTGGAATAAATTATCGGTGGCGGAAAAAGAAATAGGTGGTATACCTAACACGAGTGAAGATATAAAACAAGCACACGCTGCTGCTATAGAAACTTATATAGATAGACATGTTGGTCATTTAGGTAATGGTAACTACGGAACAGTTTATTTTAATAAAACATTAAGCGATTGGTCTAAATTTGATATAAATAATAGAACAAAGTTTGATGCTGCTATAAGCTCGGGTTTAGCTATAATGGCTTGTAACAAACACTTGTATAACCCAAGAGCATTGATAAACAAACAGTCGATAAATTTAAATATCGGTAGATTTAAAAACAACGGAATAAGATCAAAATTAATAGAAAATTATGGCTGAGTCAGTTATAAAAAGTTATTTTCCTAGTCAAGTAGCTAGCGACCTAGAGAAAGTTACTCCAGAGTATGGATTAAAAGTTGCTAAAGCTATAGAACATGAGTGGTTTAAAAGAGACTCAGGTACTAATAGGTTCTATAATAATCAAAACACATTTCACAAAAGAAGGCTTTATGCTAGAGGTGAACAGTCTATACAAAAGTATAAAGATGAATTATCTATTAATGGTGATTTATCTTATTTAAACTTAGACTGGAAACCTGTTCCTATTATACCTAAATTTGTAGATATAGTAGTTAATGGTATA